TAGTTTCCCCTTGCGAAGGCGGTCTTCGTGGTCGTCGAGGGTGTTGCGGTGATGGGCCAGGATTTCAAGGATCTTGCCCTCAAAGGTGCCCAGGCCCTTTGAGATTGACCACAGGGCCTTGACCCCAGAGGCGGCAAGAGTTGCCGCAGCCAGCCCCACGCCCGATAGGGCAATCAGTTCAGCGACTCCCACGGGTATAGGCGTGGCGGATGAACTCAGCCTAGGAAGGCTGGGTTATCAGAAGGCGGCGGCGACGACCTGCCGGAGCTGCGTGACGAACGCCTGGCGAAGCTGCGTGCGGCGGGGGGGTCATGGGATAATGCTAGGAAACAAACGGAGCGGATGGAGGCGTAAAGTTTGCGGTATAGATTGCGCTATTTGAAATCCTAATTTCATCGTAATGCCCATTCCCGCTTTCAAACGTAGGGCTAAAAGTAAGAGTAGAAAAATTAAATGTCGCGGTTACGCCAGACAGTGTTAGGCGGGAGACCCCGTCAATGTAAGCCGTCAGGGCGGTGCCATTTTTTACAATCGCGTGATGCTGCCAAGTATTGCGAGCCACGTTAATGCTTGATAGGGAAGTGGAAGCACTTGTGCCAACAAGATAAAATAAATCGTATTTATTGCTGTCGCGTTGTCTAAACGTAATCTCTCTATAGCTTGCGTTTGGATAGGTTCCCACGCTAAATGAAAAATAACGCGCAATTACGCTGCCCGCGTGCGTAGGATAGACAAAATACTCAACAGTAAAGTTGCCAGTTCCAAAACTGTATTGCGACGGCAATGATGCAAATTGCAGTTCGCTGCTGGAGTTTGGAATCCAGATTGACTGCCCAAAGCCGCTTTGCACTTGTGCAGTTGAAATCTGCGTTGTTCCCGTTAGCGTTGGGGATAGACCTAAGGAGCTGCTGTCAACAATAGAAGTGCTGCCGTTGGCTCCATCGCCATGAAGCAGAAGTAGCGCATTGAGGTTGGCCACCACCCTCCGCCTAGGAACGATCAGCATCTTGTTGCCTCCTGCATAGGGCCCGCGTCTCCACTCATGCCGGCAGCCCATCGACCCACCCGGCAGACAGGTCGAACGCATCGCCCGCTTGGATCTGGGTCCTGAGTTCAGCGGCGCGTTCCAGGTTGGCAAAGCCCGCAGCCACCAGGGCATCGTGCTTGGCCAGCAGATCGAGCATGGGCTGCGTTGCGGTTCCCTCGGCGCTGCGGCGGATCGCCTCGGCGTAGAGCACACCCTGCATGGGATCCACGTTGGCCGGATACAGCTTGCTGTTGGCTTGCAGCAGGGCGGCGTCAACCTGATTCAGCAGCTCCTCCACGGGGCGGCGCTGCACCGTGAGCGCCTCCTCCCACGTTCCTGCCGGGCCGCCCTGCTGCGGGCTGGCGTAGTCCACTGCGCCCCAGCTCGCGACTTCGTAGAAGATCGCCGGGTCGTACTCGCGCACCTTCGGCTCGCCGCGCAGGTAGAACTTCAGGTCGGTGCCGTCGTAGGGCAAACCGAACAGGTTGGGCCAGCGCCCGCCGCCGGGGTTGGTGGCCGTCTCACCCCGGAGGGGAACAAACAGATCCACGCTCTGCCCCTCCAGCGGGCCGGGGTCGGCGTAAAAGCGCACGCCGGTCTCGGCGTTGGTGGTGATGTTGGGGATGGTCATGGTCAGACAGCAGAGCGGGTGTACTCGATGATGCACTTGATGCCAGATGCATTAGTGCCAAGGCCGATCAGATCGACCCCTAGCCGGTCGCCAGCGGCCAGCGACAGGACGCCAGCCGTGCCGGATAGTGACCCGGTGGCGACTGAAGCGCCAGAGGCCAGCGTTGCATTGGCAGACAGAAGGGCCGTCTTTGTCCCTGCGGCAGTTCGCTTGTATGCGCTCAACGTCGTTGTGCTGCTGCCGGTGTTATCAATGTGCGTGATAAACGTGATCTTCGTAATCGTTACCGCAAACGACAGCGGCAGCGATTCGTCATAGTTTGTGCTCGCCGTCGCGGTCTCGCCACGGTTACTAATGGTGAACACGATCCCATCGGCGATTGCGCCCAGCTCCGCGTAGGTGCTGCGGGCGTGCGCGTGATCAGCCCTGGCGGCATCGGTGCTGGTGCCTGCCGCTGCGGTGGCTGCCAGGGCCGCCGGGGCGGTGCTGGAAACGGCCAGGCTGCTGGTGCCAGCGCCGATGGCTGTGCGGGCTGCGGCTGCATCGGCAGCCGTCAGAACGGCGCGGCCGGTAGTTGTGCTGTCGCTGATGGTGCTGGCGGCCTGACTGTGGCTGGCGGCGGCGAAGTCGCCCGTAGCCGCCGTGGCAGCTGTGCCCAGCCCCAGCGCAGTCCGAGCCGCTGCAGCGTTGGCGGCAGTGGCCAGTGCCTGGCCGGTGGCAGAGAAGTTAGCGGCGATGTAGGCCGCCACTGCCTGAAACACGCGCAGAGCGGTGAAAGCCCGGCGGGTCGTGGCGCTGCCGGTTTCGGCCTCCGCCTGGCTGATTGTGGTGGCGCTCCACTCTCTGGAGTCGCTCAGCCTTGCGTCGCTGGTCTGGACGTAGGAGGTCAACCCGGCAGGCTGCACCGCCGTGCCAGCCAGCACCGCTGCCGCGTCCCAGCTGGCCTGGGTGGCCGTGAGCGGCAGGCTGTAACCGACGGCGAAGCTGAGCGCCAGGGTGCCGCTGGCCGTGATCGGCGAGCCGGCGACAGCGAAGCCCGTGGGCGCCGACAGGCCCACGCTCGTCACGGTGCCGGAGCCGCCCCCGCCGCCGCCGGCTGCCACCAGGGCCCCACCCACGATCGACAGGCCCGAGCCCAGCGTGAACACCTGCGGCGCACCGGTGCCGCTCTCGCGGCCCAGCACGCCGGCTGTCATGGTCAGGCCGCTGCTACCGATCGCACCGGCGGCGGCCTTGCCGTCCAGGGCTGCTTGCGTGGCCGTTGATACAGGCTTGTTCAGGTCGCTGGTGTTGTCGGCGTTGCCGAGGCCCACCGTTGCCTTGGTGGCAAGGGCGGCGATGGCGCTGGCCGCGGCGTCCACCGTGACGCCACCCTGATCCATCGGCACCCGCTCAGTCCCGCTGAGCGCCGAAGCGTTTGGCAGCCCTGTGATCGTCGTATCAGGCATGGCCTCAGGCTAGGAAGCTTGAGTGATCAGATACCGGCCATCAAGCGTCACCAGGCGCAAGCCGCTGAGGCTGGTGATGTTGTTGGCGATGGCCGCCGACTTCACCAACGGCACCCGGCAGAACGTCCCGTCGTCGAAGCGCTGCGGCTGGGTTTCGACCTTGTAGCTGGCCCCATCCACCGTGATGGCGTCGCCGTAGCTCAGGCTGCCGAAGGTGGCCGTGGGGACGGTCAACAAATAATCAATGATTGTGATCTCGCCGCCGAGGATCAGTTCGCTGTTTTGGTCGAGGATCCCCACGCCAGAAACGGCCCCGGCGACCACAGGGACGCCGAAGCCGTTGAGGTCGAGGAATACAGAGAGATCCTCGGTGAAGGCCATCAGCTTTCAGCCTTCGCCTTGCGGGTCGGCTTTGGCTCAGGCGGCAGCTCGGTGGTGGCGCGGCCCAGGCGCACCAGCAGGGCGCCGTCGTCGCCACTCACGTCTTGAACGGTGCCGGCCTCCAGGTGGATGCCGCTGGCCAGGGTGCTGCGAAGGATGAGGATCTTCATAGGGGAAAGGGGCGGCAGATGCCGCCCCGGTCAGAGTCGAGAGCCTGAGCCCTTATCAGCTGGTGGTGACGTCCAGGCAGGCCGCGAAGGCCTTGGGATCGCGCACCGCCACGTCGTAGGACACGATGCCCCGGACGCTGGTGAGCGCCTTGGAGAAGTCGTCGCTGTCCTCGCCCACGGTGATCTCCAGGCCGTTGCCCCAGAGGCCCACCATGGCCTGGCTGTAGTCGCCGATGAGCACCGCCGAGCAGGTGCCGCTGGTGCTGCCCTTGGTCAGGGTGGAAGGCACCTGGTTGGTGACGTAGACGGGGTAGCCGTTCACAATCGAAGGAGTACCGCCACGGCCGACAGCCAGCAGGTTGTCGTTCACCAGGAAAGGACCGTCGCTGGAGGATGAACCACCGGCGCGGAGTTTCTTCAGGTTGCCCATCACCTTGGCGTTGGTGATGTAGCTCACGGTGTTGCGATCCACCGGCACGTTGTCGATGGTCAGCTCGGTCTCCAGGTTCACCAGGGCTTCCAGGGTGATGGCGCCGCCGTTGGTGCCGATCGCCACCGAACCGATGCCGCTGGTCTGCATGATCCCGGTGGGTTGGCCGCTGGAGCCAGAGCCGTTGAGGATGCCCAGGTCCATGGCGACGTTGATGCCATCGATCAGGTCGGTGCGCACCAGCTGCTCGATGCCGGGCGTGGATTGGAGCAGGGTCTGGCGGCTGTACTTGGACAGCGCAGCCAGGTTCTTCGGCGAAAGGGTCACCTGGTCGAAGGTGGACTCCGACTGGGTGATAGCGGTGGTCTGGCTGCTCAGGTAGTAGGTGGTCGCAACAGCAGAGCGGCGGGGAATCGCCACGTTGCCTTGCAGGCCGGGCATGGTGCGAACACCAGCGGCGAGCATCACCGAACGATTGCGCAGGAACTCAATGAAGTCCTGATCAAGCAGGTCGGTCTGCACCAGGTTGCCGCCGGTGGTGGCGCCGCTGGTGACGTAGGTGGCCCGGGTCAGAGCAGAGAAGGGAATGAAGAAGGCCCGCTCAGCCGAAGGGGCGCGGCCCATCGACTTGGCGACTTCGGCGCTCATCTCGCGCACCATGCCGGCTTCGTAGGAGCTCCAGTCGCCAGACAGGGCGGCACGGATGCCGGCGGTGATGCTGAAGCGGCTGGCGTCGCGCTGGTCCATCTCGACCGGCTTGACGGTTTCGACCGGCTTGGCGCTGATCTTCTCAAGCACCGCGGCGCGGGCTTCGTCGATGCTGCGGCCGTTTTCGATCAGGGTGGCGCCCAGATCCTTGAGGCCGTGGCGCTCGGTGAGAGCGGTGATGCTGGCGATGCGGGTGCGCTCGGCGTTGGCGGCTTGTGCAGCCGCTTCCGCCCGCACCGCCTCGAGGTTGAGGTTGGTGTCTTCCATCGGGGTTGGGGAAGGAGTAGGGGTCGGGGTTGCGGCTGGGGCCGCTCCATCGGTGTCGAGCTTTCGCCCGATGCCGATGGTTGGGTCGGCAGGGATGCCGACGACGGACACTTCGTAGGG